GATGAAAGGCGAAAAAATAGAAAGTGAACCATGCGATCGCTGCCAAGGTGAGATTTTTTATTCCAATTGCGGATCGTGCGTTAGTTGTGTCAGCGACAGGAACGACGCAGCCGACAAAGAAAGGCGAGCCAACGCAGCAGGACCAAACGGAATTAGAGCGCCGTACGATAAATGCTACGAGCAAGGGCGCAAAGCCCAATCATTACAAGATAACCCATACTCAATAAATCAGATTGGCGCTCGTTGTGCGTGGGCGGCAGGTTTTAACGATAACCACTAAGGAAACGAAATGATCAACTTAATGCAAGGCAATTGCCTTGAGCGAATGAAAGAAATAGAAAGTGGATCAGTTGATATGATATTAACTGATCCACCTTATGGCACAACCGAATGCAAGTGGGATTCAGTTATCGACCTGCAGTTAATGTGGGAACAGTTAAAGCGAATAATTAAGACTAATGGTGCTATTGTTATGACAGCCAGTCAGCCATTTACCAGTGTATTAACTTGCAGTAACTTACCAATGTTTAGGTATGATTGGGTTTATGACAAGCCAGCAGGCACTGGATTTTTCAACGCCAAAAAGATGCCACTAAGGAGTCATGAAAGTATTTTGGTTTTTTATAAAAATCTACCAACTTATAACCCTCAAAAAACGACCGGCCACAAACGAAAGACTGCAGGGCGAAAGGAGATAGGCAGCGAAGTATATGGAAAGGGTATTAAAAAGACCAATTACGACTCAACAGAGCGGTACCCAAGAAGCGTTCAGCGCTTTAGTAGTGATAAAAGGTTTAACAACTTACATCCCACCCAAAAGCCAGTTAAGTTAATGGAATACCTAATAAAAACATATACCAACGAAAACGAAACGGTTTTAGACTTCACGATGGGAAGCGGCAGCACAGGCGTCGCAGCTAAAAACCTAAATCGCGATTTCATTGGTATCGAGTTAGATGAAGGTTATTTTAATATTGCCAAGGAGCGAATTGATCAAGCGTAACCAATAACGTGTTATAATACCAATGCGCGAGGGGCTGCAACCCCGTTCTGATTCGTTACCAGACGCGCTCAATTCCCTTCAAGTAACGACACTCTAACGAGGTGATCCATGTTTATAGAAATTCCTGCAAATAAACAATCCATTTCAAATAGAAAAACAGTTTTTGGCGTCGGTATTAACGACGCTGATTACGTGACCCAGCCCAGAATTAACGATAGACAAGTAACCTGCCCTTTTTATGCTAAATGGCATGACATGATAAAGAGGTGTTACCATCAAAAAACACTAGAAAAAAGACCTTCTTATATCGGCTGTAGCATATGTGACGAATGGTTATATTTTAGCAACTTCAAGAGTTGGATGGCTAAACAAGATTGGGATGGCATGCACTTAGATAAAGACATAATCACTCCCGGAAATAAAATATATTCTCCTGACAATTGCTGTTTTGTTACTGGTGCGCTAAATATGCTATTAACAGATCACGCTGCTGATCGAGGTATTTACCCTCAAGGGGTGGATTGTGATAAAAGAAAATCAATTTATAGATCTAGAGTTAACTATAATGGTAATAGTGTGTATTTAGGCTCTCATTCCACTCCGGAATTGGCTAGCGCTGCATACATAAGAGCTAAAACCCAAATAATACTCGAAGAAGCCGACAACCAAGAAAACTCTAGAATAGCCAACGGCCTTCGCCAACATGCTAAATTACTAAACCAATAGCTATGTGTTAAAATGACATCATTAATTAAATTTATGGTGCCAAAATGCAATCCACTAGAAATAAATCAAAAGTATATAGGGCCATAGCCGCCAATTCACAGTCAAGCACACGCTCTTTTGGTAGGGGCGGCAACTTCTCAGGTTTCGGATTCCCTAACTCGACCAGCCAAAACACCACATACAATGTCGCTGTTCAAGCAGGTTGGCCCGATGTGGTCGGATTCACTCAGTTGTGGCAGATGTCCACAAAAAGCCCCATTGCAAAAGCTGGTATTCACAAAATAGTTAACAAATGCTGGCAAACACACCCGACGATCACCGATGGCGAAACCGACGGAAAGCGTGCACAAACTGATTTCGAGCGCGACGTTGATATCCTGATTAATACACATAAGTTATTTGCTCGTTTACGTGGTGCCGATTGGCGGCAGCGTGTCGGGCGTTACTCTGCCATCTTGCCAATTATTCGGGAGCAAAAACCAGGCGAGACTAATCAACCAATAACAAAAGTTAGCGGCATTGAAGCGTTAATAAAATTGGTACCTAAATTTGAATCAGAAGTTGATGTAAATGATGTTAATACTATTGCGGACATTAGCGATCCTGACTATGGCGACCCGACCCACTATAACTTGCGTGAAGGTGTTAACGGTGACAGGAATCCAATAACCAACAATCAAGTGCAATTACACCCTAGTCGTGTTATTGCTTATGCCGAAGGTGCTGACGACGGATCAATCTTTGGTGTGCCAGCTCTCGAAGCCGGATTTAATGATCTAATCAATATTGAATCCATTGGTGCTAGTGGTGCCATTACCATGAAAAAGAACGCGCAGCAGCGTGTGATTACCAGCATCAAAGATAATCAGGTTGCAACTACAATATCTGATCCCGATTCGGCGGCGTTTAAGGCGTTCAGCCAGAATATGGATGATTTTGATAAGGGCGTTAAAAACTCGCTCGTTCTTTATGGAATGGACGTTCACACGCTTAACACCACATTGGCAGATCCAACTAATCCGTTTACGATTGCGTTAACCTCATTTTCTGCATCAGTTGAAACTCCAGTAAGTGAGTTGGTTGGCCTGCAAATGAACGAGCAAGCCAGCGCAAGTAATAGCAAGGCATTCAATAAGACAGCAAAGGGGCGACGCGAAAACTTTATTAATCCAGAAATGATCATGCACACGCTTAATTATTTAATCGAGGTTGGTGTGTTATCAAAGCCGACTAATAAAATAGTTATTACATGGGACGATCTGGATGAGGATACTCAAGGCGAAAAATTAGATAACGCCAACAAGATGGAAGATATCAATAAAAAACGTTCAGAATCAAATCGAGGCGAGCCATTATTTACTGATTCGGAGGTTAGGATTGTTGCAGGCTTCGAGGGTGAATCAGAGGAAGACATCGAGCCTTTCACCGAAGACGGTGATGATAAGCTGCCACCACTTGAAGAATAAGAAGCAGAAACCTGGGCAAGTTTTAATTAGTCGATCGGAAGTGTCGGAGGCCATCCAATTTGCTTTATCTAAAGGTTGGCGTTTGGCTCCGAGTCCGGTTAACGCCGCCTTTGTTATTGATCGCGCTATTGAGAAAATGATGTCATGAAAATAAAATCAATTGGAAGCCCTATATTACCGCGCAACGCTTTAGATCCCGCAGCTGAATTCGGCAACCTGCGCAACGCTAACGCCAAGGCAAAAAAGCGATACCGCAATATTCAAAAAGGAATGCGCGATTTAATACGTGGCATTGATAAGCGCATTGTCCCTGACGGTACGGGCGGAATAGTTGCAAATGTAAGTTATGAATACATTGTTGATCCGGTTAGGTTCCAGTCGATTAATCAGTTTATTCAAGATTTGCTCTACAATGAGTTACTTGATGATCAACAAGGCCAGTTAACCAATCGTTGGTGGTTGCGTGCAAACCTTGACTTGGCAATAGAAAACGGTACCGAAGATGCGCTCCAATCAGCTAAGAGCATGGCGACTGTTGACGTGGTTGGGCCCGAACTGTCTCAGCAAATGCGAGCCATTCAGATTGAACAAATAGTTTTTAGCCCGCAATTTCAAAATCGCGTTGCCCTGGTTCAATCTCGGGTATTTAATGGCATGAAGGGTTTGGCAGATACGACCAAAGCGGATTTGGCCGACACGTTAGCCCGGGGAATGGCGCGAGGTATTGGCGTTAAAGAGCTGACTAGTGACGTTATGGATCGCGTCGGTGTTAGCCACCGTAGGGCACAAAGAATAGTACGTACTGAAATTCTTAACGCCCACAGAACAGCAAGTCGTGAAGAAACCAAGCAACTGAATGAGGATGTTTATTCTGATTCTGATTGGATAATGCAGCAACTCTGGTTTTCAGCATTAGCCCCCACCAGTCGAACAACCCACATAAGACGCCATGGCGTGATACATACCGCGCAAGAGGATGAAACATTTTACTTCAAAAATGGAAATACCATAAACTGCTTATGTTCACAAAGCCCCATACTGGTCAACAAAAAAACAGGCGAAATGTTCCAGGAGGATTTATTATCACGCATGGCTACCCGTCGGGATGCTTTATTATTGCTCAAATAATCATTGACCATTATGTTTAATAATAGTATGGTTTGTTTATATTCATTATGGACAAACCCAAATGA